ATAAAGGTAAAGAAAACGTCAACGAGTACATTATATCAGAAAGCCCAGGGTATAGGGGTGCCACTGTTAGAGATGACGGTGCTATTGTAAGAGAAGGTCCAATCAGAGGTGAAGACTTAGGCGGTACTTTTGTGGGAACTTCAACCAGTGATAAGGGTGAGACAGTAAACGTATTTAAACCAGGGGCAACAACAGTTAGACCTAAGGCAAGGCCTACAGCAAAGCCTGCAGCAAAACCCGCAGCAAAGCCTGCTGCAAAACCTTCTACAAGTAATAACAAGTCTACTCGACTAGATAAGACTAATCCTAACACAAGTGCTAACGTAACTAATCACTTGTCAGATAGAGAGAAAGAATCTCTGGCGGCTAACCCTGCCTTAACAGATCACTACGTAGCTACAGCTAACAGACGGGCTAATGAGTCGGCTGCTGGAGATAGTTCTAATACAGACAATGCTAATGAGGCTTCAGATAGCGGTGGTTGCTTCCTGACTACAGCTATTGTTGAACGTAGAGGTGAAGCGGATAATGGACCGACATTGACTACCCTAAGAAACTTTAGAGATACTTACTTAGTGGGTATACCAGAAGAGGTAGAAAAGTATTACAGAGTAGCTCCTCAGATTGTTGCATCTATTCCATCTGATCATAAAGACTGGGACTGGATTGGATCTCAGGTTGATAAGTCTGTTGAGTATATCAAAAAGGATATGCTTGATAACGCTTATACTACCTACAAGGCAATGGTTAATAGACTAGAAAAAGATTGGATCAAGTAATGGAAGGTATTGAAGAATACAAAGAAGTAGTTCTGAATAGGTTTTTAAATTTACCTGAGGAAGATAAATCAGTTCTTAGAAGAGTACCTGAGACACCTATAGGAGATGCTTTAGGTAAACTCTTCCCTGAGATGCAAGGTCTTTTTCCTAGGGATGTTCCAGTAGAAGCAGCCCCAGTACAACAACCAGATACAGAACAACCCCAAATGAAACGTGCTGGCTTAGGATCACGTTAAACCCCTAGGCATTCCAAAAAAAGATAAGGCTACCCAGCATTCCGCTGGCCCCAACATAAGGAGAAAGATATGCCTGAACTAACACAAGTAGAAAGCCCAAAGACAGCAGGTTTTGTTGATCGAGGATATAACTACGAACTTAAACGTAAACGTATACAAGATGAAGAAAAAGAGATTGCTAAACTAGAAGCGGAGGCCAGAGGTGAAACCGTCGAAGAGGAATCCGATGGCGAGGGACTTGAGGCAACCGAAGTACAGACCACGGGTGATACCCAACAAGAAGAAGCCAACATTGAAGTTGAAGCACAAGAAGATGACTCAGACCTAAGCTCTGAGGAAAAGTCTTTTAAGAAACGCTATGGTGACCTACGCCGTCATATGCAGCAAAAAGAAAAAGAGTGGGAAGAAAAGTTCAGTAGCTTTGAAGATAGAATGCGTAAAGAGTCTATCGTTCCACCAAAGTCAGATGAAGACATTGAGAATTGGGCTAAAGAATATCCTGACGTAGCTGGTATCGTTGAGACTATCGCTGCTAAAAAAGCTCAAGAGATGTTTAAGAAAGCTGAAGATAGGTTGTCTCAGTTAGATGAAATACAGTATGAGGCAGAGCGTAAGACAGCTGAGAGTAAGATTAGAGAATCTCATCCTGACTTTGATAAGCTAAGAGAATCAGACGAGTTTCACTCTTGGGCAGAAGCACAACCGAAATGGGTGCGTGATGCCTTATATGAAAACATGGACGATCCTGACTCAGTGGTTAGAGTGATTGATCTCTATAAGATTGACAGCGGAGAGACTCCTCAAGCTAAAAAGGCTAAGACTAAGGCAGCAGCCAAAACTATTGGCAAAGGTTCAAGAACTAAAGTTGATCCTACTGAAGCTGGCTCCATGATTAGAGAGTCAGAGGTTGCTAAGATGTCAGCCAGAGAGTTTGAATCTCGTGAAGCAGAAATTACTAAGGCTATGCGAACAGGGAAATTCGTGTATGATCTTAGTGGTAGTGCACGATAGGTGTTGACAAATCCTTTCTTGTACATATAACTAAGTACGTATAGTTTTAAGAGCCTCTTTTTAGACTACCTCTTATACTATAAACCTTTCCCAAACCTTACTACATAAAGTCTAAACAAAATAAGAACTACCTGATTAAGTATAGGCCCGTTAAATATCTGGTTGGCCGACTGGATACAATACGCACCCTAAAAAACAATCAGCCTCTTTATAGGTGTTTAAGCTTTGTATCCCGAAACTCACACATAACTCGATTAACCTTAAGCACCTTGTGTGGGTTTTATTTATTAAGCCAAATATCATGGAGGATTTACTATGGCTTTTACAACAGCAGGGGGATACGGTAACTTGCCAAACGGCAACTTTAGTTCCGTAATCTACTCTAAAAAAGTACAGCTTGCTTTCCGCAAGAGTACTGTATGTGGTGACATCACCAACTCTGATTATTTCGGAGAGATCGCAGCCCAAGGGGATACGGTCAAAATTATTAAAGAACCTGAGATTTCCGTAAGCTCATACGCTCGTGGTACTAACATCTCAGCACAAGATCTTGATGATGAGGATTTCTCATTAGTCGTTGATAAAGCTAACTATTTTGCCTTTAAAATCGACGATATCGAGGAAGCGCACTCCCATGTTAATTTCATGGATCTTGCAACCAACCGTGCAGCTTATCGTTTGGCTGACCAGCACGACCAAGAAGTTCTTGGTTACTTGGCTGGCTACAAGCAATCAGCTTTACATGCCGATGCCGATACTGTCAATGACCAAGTAAACGGTACTAAAGCAGTAACTACTGCTGGTTCAGATGAATTGCTTTCAAGCATGAAACTGAAAAAAGGTGACTTTGGTAACATTACAACAGGCTCTGCTGGTGATCACTCGATTCCAGTTGCAGCACGTTTGCCTGGTGCCACAGCCCTTCCAACAGCATACGCTTCACCAGCAATGGTTGTTGCTCGTATGGCTCGCCTCTTGGATCAACAGCAAGTTGATACTCAAGGAAGGTGGCTGGTAGTTGACCCAGTGTTCATGGAAGTACTTCGTGACGAGGATTCACGCCTCTTTAATTCAGACTTCGGTGAAGCAGGTGGACTACGTAATGGTCTGGTCTTGAATAACTTCCACGGTTTCCGTGTATACACTTCAAGCAACCTGCCTTCAGTTGGTACTGGTTCTGCAACCACAGGTACAGCAAACCAAAACGCTAACTATGGGGCGATTGTAGCTGGTCATGATTCTGCTGTAGCAACTGCTGAGCAAATCAACAAGACTGAAACTTACCGTGACCCTGACAGCTTCGCTGACATTGTTCGTGGTATGCACCTTTACGGTAGGAAGATACTTCGCCCAGAAGCTCTTGTTACTGCTAAATACAACTTGGCATAAGGGAGTATTAACCAATGGCTTTACAAGCTCCAGTTCGTATTGAGACTGCCGTGATTGCTCACGGTGATCTTACAACTAGCTCAACTCACGAAATCGGTGTAGTTCCAAGCAATTGCGTGGTTCTTGCTGCTGGCTCTGAGTGTACTGCTGCAGCCACTGTCGGTGGTGCTAACGCAGTAAGCTACGGTGTAACAGGTGGTGACGTTGACATGCTTGGTACTGCTGATATTAATGGCGCTAAAACATTAGGTGCCACTACTACCACAGTAAACGGCATCACAAATGTCACAACTGCTGACACGACCATTACTGCATTGCTTGCAGGTTCAAATGCTCCATCAGCAGGTTCTTTCCAGTTCTTTGTAGTATATGCCCCAATGGGTGCTACTAAAGCTGCTGCGGAAGTAGACCGTGATACACTTGCATAAGTGAAATAACTTTTGGGGCTGCTTTCGGGTGGCCCCTTTAGGCTATTTTAAGGGAACACAATGGCATATAATTACTTAGGTCTTACAAACGAAGTTCTAGCTAGGTTTAATGAGGTAGCTTTAACTGAAGCTGGCTTTGTATCTTCTCGTGGATTTCAAACACAGTGTAAGAATGCTGTAAACGATGCCATTAATTATATTAATACTCGTGAATACAGTTGGCCTTATAATCATGCCACACAAACAGAAACACTTGTAGCTGGTACGACTAGGTACAACATACCTGCTACAGCTAAGCATGTAGATTATGATACCTTTAGAATTGTAGAAGACTCTTCTTTAGGTGCTCAAGGTAGATCACTAACTATTTTAGACTATAAAGACTATTTAAATAAGCACATCGAACAAGAAGACAGATCTGATATGGGTAGTGTACCTACTCATGTATTCAGAACCCCAGATAATAATTTTGGTTTATACCCTTACCCAGATAAAGCTTACTCACTAAGGTTTGAGTACTACGTTTACACAACTGCTTTAAGTGCGGCAACAGATGTTCCTACGATACCTGAGCAGTACCGCCAGGTTATTGTAGACGGGTCTACAGCTTTTGGATATCAGTATCGAGGCGAAGCAAGTGAATACCAATTAAACTTCTCAAGGTTTCAAGAAGGTATCAAAAGTATGCAAAGCCTTTTAAGCAATAGAACAGACTACTTACGTTCCACTGTAATGCTAAGAACACCTATCGGAAGATTTGTAGATTAAATGGCAGATGAATCAGGTTTAAATCCTTTTGTATTTCCACTGCAAGGTGGTTTAGTTCTTGACCGTTCTACTTTTGCTATGGAACCAGGGATGGCGTTAGAGTTAGAAAACTTTGAGCCTGACACTGGAGGTGGCTACAGACGAATCAATGGTTTTGAAAAGTGGAATACTAACGTAGTTCCACAGACAGCTAGTTCTACAGAACCTGTACTAATGTCTGCATATTTTGCAGGTAACAGTAAAGTAATTGCTGCTAGAGGTACAAGTATTTATGAAGCAGCTAGTGGTAGTGGTTCTTGGACAAGCATTGATAGCGGTAGAACTAATGCCATACGTTACTCTTTTGACAGATAT